TCGTCGCGCTTGAGTCGAATTGCATAATCAAGGGGGTAACCAAATACGTCGTTCGCTTCTTTTAAGGTATCCGGGTGCTTTGCGACCACATACTGCACGATATCAAGTTTATTTTGCTCGATCGCCTTGGTAATGGCACTATGACCTTGCACATCTGCGTAGAACCAATCGGAGTATGCAGATCCTTGCGTTTCGTCAAGTGCGCGAAAGTCGGCAAGAGTATCTTTTTGTAGAAGTGCATTGACCTTCCATTGGTCCGCCATACTTACTTAAAGGATACTGTAATTTTTACGTCGTGATGTTTCAGGGACTTTGTAGCAGAATGAGAGAGTTCATGGCGTTTCTTGCGGGCAGCAGCACTGTCTGAAGGCGTTGCTGCTGTCATGCGAGTCTCCATATCTGCGTGAATGTCGTCGATGTGGGTATGCATGTAATCAATGCACTCGTCCTCGATCGCCCATGCGAAAAAGTTAAGTTGACCAACTGTCGTAGAAATTCCCCGGAAATCAATGCGCTCGTGGCGACAGAAGGGATCAAACATCTTTTTGCTGTACGCCTTGAGATGAGACTTGTACGCCAAGTAAACAATCACGTGCTTACCCGTCTTGGTAATGTAAGATACATTGTTCTTTTTGGAATAATTAGTTACGAACCAGTCCAAAATACGTAGAGATACCCCCGTCTTGCCTCCAAGAATTTCGCGTAGTTGTTCGGTGCGTTCGGGAGTGTAAAACGCCTCCAATCTCCGTATGACCCATTGCTCCTGAGTTGCAATAGTCTCCATTATATAGGTGCGATACGTAAACCGTGTAAACCGGATCTTTTGAATACCAGACATACACAATACAGCAATGACAGAGGTATTCGAGAATCCCGAGTTCATAACACGTTTGAACCGGCGGATTCGACAGATATGTCGTGAACAAAACAAGTCCTATAAACTCTATCGTAAGGAGGTATACGCCATCTTGGAAATACCTGAAGTACATGCGGTGTGGGTCCGCAGACGCAAAATACACCGTCTTCTAAAACTGTACGGGAAGGCAGATCAACGGACGGACGCGTGGTTGCAGAAGCGTGGTGAAATGATTACGGCGAGCGAGGTATGTAAGGCGTTCGCATCTGCAAGTCCCTCCGCGCGAAAGGAGTTGCTGGTGCGTAAAGTAAATCCCCGCGAGACTGCAGGACAAGGACCCAGTATGACTGCGTGTCTATGGGGAACACAATTTGAACCGCTTGCCAAAGAAATATATGCAAATTTGCAGGGCGGGGCGAACGTCGTGGATACTTCGTGCGTTGTACATCCAAAGTACCCGTTTCTCGGCGCGTCTCCGGACGGAATCGTGCTCATGAAAAACCCACTCGACCCTGACTGGGGGAAGTTGGTCGAGTTCAAGTGCCCTATCAGTCGACAATTCACACAGAACACGTCGATACCTGACGCATATTATCACCAAATGCAGATGCAGATGGAATGCACGGGAATTGAAACGTGCGACTACTGTGAGATGCAATTTGTTCGGTGTAACCAAACGGCGTGGAACGCTTCAACGTCTCCCTATAAGGGTGTTCTTGCAGTGTATGATAACGGAACGATTGTCTACAAACCCGACGGGGACTCAGTCACAACGTGGCGCAAAACACTCACCGAAGACGAGTATCGTATGGTCTATTGGACACTCGAGAACATCCGCATTGAAGCAGTTCCCAAGGATCCGCAGTGGTTGAGCAAATATCTTCCGGATTTAGAAGCGTTCTGGGCGATTGTGCAGGAGTGCAGAGCAGATCCGTCTAAAATGGAGCAGTATGTCCAACGAACTGACCCACCCGATGACCCGTCGAAGACCCTCTCGGTGGAGATTCTCCCTCAGGAGACGACAGGTGGTTTGTCGTCTGTGCGTACGATGATACTTCACCTTGACGACGCTTCGATTCCATAGACCGGTCTATAAATTCGGGCACTGCGAATTTTTCACGACCCGACCACATGATTCCAAGTACGACTAAGACAACAATCGCAAGTGCCAAAAGAAGTCCGCTATTTCCAATTTTCATTATTCCTTGTCCAGACTAAAATGGATAGATATTTCAAAAAGTTAGACGCTCAGTAGAATAACAACGACAACCATGGCATTGAATGGGTCTTTCTTGCCTGAGATGCTTCGCGAACGAGGGATATCTGTAGATTCGCCGACGACACTTGATGTTGAATATCCGGGGGAGGTTATAAAATACGAAGATGTCGTTGTATTTTGGTCGAACCGCTCTCGCATAAATGAAAAAGATCTACCAACCCACGTTACTATGACACGCGAGCACGGCGGGACAACTGGCATTCTCGTAGTCCAGACTCCTCCTTCGGAAACTGTGCTACACGCCATCACAGCATACAGTGACGTTCTTCAAATATTTCATACTCGGCAACTTGAGTTTAACCCAACCAAGCACCGCAAGGTTCCAAAGCACCGGGTCTTGAGTGCAGATGAGACAAAGCAGTTCTTTGAAAAGTATCGCATTAAACTCGACGACATCGTTGCAAAGATGAAGGGTGACCACATTCAACTGAACGCAGAGGATCCCCCGCTCCGTCAAATCGCCATGAAGCACAAGGATTACTTACCTGCACCCCAGATTGGCACGCAAGACGCAATTGCTCGCTGGATCGGGGCAAAACCCGGTGACGTTATTGAAATCCTACGGAATAGCGAGACTGCGGGCGGTACTCCGTATTATCGAATTTGTGTGGCGAGTGTATAATGGCGGTCGTAACAGAGGAACAGTTTAATAAACTCTTGGACGAATTCAGGTCCAATCAACTGCAATTTTTGACTACGCAGAGACCTGAGTATCAAAAAGCGGCAAAGATATCACAATCCGCGATTGAGGACGCTCTTATGGCAAAGCAAGAAACAGTGAATAAGCAGCGGCGCGACATGAAACATTTTGCAAATTCATACGAAGAAGGTACGAAGGAACTGTTCACCTTGGTTGAGAACGCTGGAGATATGCGAGGAAATGCACAAAAAATGATGGACCGGTACGAAACATCAAAAACAAGATACGAAACATGGTCTGAAAAATCTACACCCGGGAGCGTTGTCGATTATGCTGTTGGGTATGGCATTCTCTGGAGAGTCGGGATCATTATGATACTGTTTCCTGTATTGATTTTACTGGGATTTTACAGTCCTCAACTATACCAGACTGCGTTTTCATCACCGCTGACAAACCCAATGCTCTCAAGCGCCAGTCCACGACCCGGATGGTTGTGGTAGGATACTTTCAACGACTGATGTCATCGTCTCGCTAATTCCTCGCAGTACAAACATGACAAACACTGCCACAAGAAGAATTAGAATAACGATCACGTGCCCAAAGTACATGATACGATTCGCAGTTACATCGCCGGTCATGTCTGCATAAATCATATTCAATTTCGTATTCTCGTCCTTGTAACCCTTCAATGTCTCGAGGTCTTGTTGATATTTCACAAGGTCTTGTTGAAGGTCGTTAAGAGTTTGATTCGAAGTAGGGGTAGAACTGAGGGTTCTCCATATACCGAGCATTGATTGTGCAATTCCCACGAGTCTTTGGTTTCGACTCTTGAGACTTTCGATAATTGCCGAACGGGTTGCAGTATCTCTTTGAGTATACACCGTCTTCAACATGTTAACATAATCTTCCCGCGCAGCTCGATACTGTGCCATAGTATCGTCGACAGAGGTCATATTATAATATGTGCGGTAAAAGTAATGCCCCTTATTTCATCGATTCTCGTTGGAGTTGGAAACGGTTGTTCTACAACTGGTTATGTTGCCCCTTCAAAAAAAATTACGAGCATGGACTCGTCAGACCTTCTACGTTTACAGAAATTGCGAGTTCTTGCGAGGGTCACGCCGACCGAAAGTGTCTCGACAATCCGTTCGGGCGGCGGGAGTTATCCTGAACTGTTTAATATTCAATACGCCAATCGTGTATCGGTTCCGCTCTGTAGGTTCCAGAATTAATCTGCGAAGTAGATAATGTCAGCAGCAAAAACGAACAATCCAGTGGGGGACTGGTCGTTTACAGATACGAGTGGGAAGAAGTGGGGGTTTAACGTCAGCGGAACACCTACAAACTTAAAACTTTCATTTTTAGACGGAGGAAAAGCGTCTGGAACATATAGCGCAATCACTGGCGAGGGAGATACGTTTACTGGAGCAAATGCAGATGTACCCTTTGATAAGTTTAAAGTTACGGGAAATACCTGGGTCTGGGGAAAATACGGAACGTATTCACGCGTGGTGCCGAACGCCACACATAACCCCGTGGGGGATTGGTCGCTTATTGACAGCAGTGGGAAGAAGTGGGGGTTTAACGTCAGCGGAACGACTACAAACTTAAAACTTTCGTTTTTAGACGGAGGAAAGGCGTCGGGTACGTTTAATCCACTCACCGGAGACGGAGAAACGTTTACAACGAATGGATCTTTTGACAATTTTAATGTATCTGATGACACGTGGGTCTGGGAAAAATACGGGACCTATAGTCGGGTCCCTCCTCGACCGGAAGAAAAGGTGATCGAAAAGACACAAACATCTGATCTTGTACAGACCATCCAAAAGTATCTTTATATGGATCTGGGTTGCTGGAACGACAGCGAAGATCGTGCAATCTCGGGCGGGTATGTAGGTTACCCCGGGACGGACGCATATAATCCATCGAGATGTTATGATCTCGCAAAGTCGAGAGGACATAACTTATTTGCAGTTCAAGCGGGGTTTGCGTGCTTTACCGGTATAGAAATGCGTGATAACTATAAAAAGTACGGTCCGGCGCAAGGGGATTGTGGTATTAGTGGAGGACCGTGGATTAATCATGTGTATAAGATTACTTCAAGCGATGTAGTTGTGCCACACGACGTGTCAGGATACACGGATTGGTCAAACGTGCCGAACCTTTTTGCGGATTTCCAATCACAGTCCTCGTCGCTTATTAATTCACTGTCAACTCCAGATACGAGCAATCCTGCGCCGTATATGACTTCACTAGATACAAATATCAACGCTATCCGCGACAGCATAAAGATACAGGAACTGAAGGAAATGAACTCGAAAAATATGAAGGGAGCGTCAGAGATACTTCGAAGTGTTACAGATGTTTCGCCTCAATTTAAAGAAAGTAAGCAGGACTCGGAGAGACTTCGAAGACAAATTATGCTGTCGACAAATCAATCGGCAGCATATCAGGGCAAATTGCTCCCTCTCCAGATTCTTGCAGGAACGCTTGCTGCTGTTCTTATCATTTACTTTTTTGCCGGGTTCTTTCTTCCACCCTCGATTGCATCGATCGTGGCTTTAGTAATTCTTGCCACGGGGTTCGGTGTGGCTGTGTACTTTGCATTCAACAAACAATCCGCGTCTAACAACAATGGGCGATAAGTCTGTGGAACTGCAGAGGGCGCATGACTTCTATATGGCAGCAGCAGCAAATCGGGACAAGGATCCCGACACATATGAAGGGGCGCGCATTCGATACTTTGCATTGAAAAACGGAGAAGGGTGGTTGGAGCAGGAAAAAACTCGTATCGCAGATACCAAATTACAACCTGCGATTGACAGGTACCGACAGCAGTTTAAGACGCTTGGAAGTCAATCAGCAGTACAGCGCGGTCTAGTCGATTCGATTGCGAATGTGCGGGATAAACAGTCTGCGTTGGTGAATACAACATCAAGTAATTTTGATTTTTTGGACAATTTCTTACGAGAAAAGCAGGCGAAGATGTCGGCATATGACCGTTTCGTAGAACTTACAACACCTGCTGCGTATATTCACGATCAAACTACGGGTCAGGGGTCATTGTCAGCGCCAATTGCTGCATATTTTGCGTCGTTTCCTTCGTCATTTAATATTTCCCTGAATATCATTATCGCAATTTTGATTCTGTTTATCCTGTTGATTGCCATCAGTAAGTCACGTACGCTATTTTCAGGATGGTCGAACTACCGGATGTTTCCC